AGTGTTACCGCTGTTAGTAACATTAGCGCCTGCTTGATATAAACCTAATGCACCTGCAGCATCAACTGTAGCATTGCCTAATGTAATACCGTTGGTGATTTTCAATAAACCGTCTGCTTGTAGGGTATTACCTGAACTAGCAGCAGTATTATTTGCAAAAATTGTAAGTTGGCCTAAAGTAGTTACGTTAGCAGTAATACCTTGGATAGCTGCTCCGTTAATCGCTGTAGCCGCCGAAGTAACTGTAGTGCCACTAACTGTGATTGTTGTGCCGTTGATAATTAGTTTGGATCCATTGGTTACTATTGGACTTGCGATATTACCGGTGATTGCCGGAACAACGCTTTGCCAGTTTTGGCTACCAACTAATACCCATTGATTGTTATAACCTTTATAGTAAATTGGATTACTAGAAGTAGTAGTTACCACTGCATATTGGCCGATACTGCCAACTGATGTTGATGGAGTAGTATTGCCTGTTAAGTATGATGAACTGGTAATGATTATTGGTAGTTTTTGAACGAAACCGTAGTTAGCACCATCCCATTCATAGATACCAAAATTAGTATCTGCTAGATCAAACCAATATGTTCCATTTGGAGGACTTCCAGTTGGGCGAACGCTAGTGCCAGTTAATGCCATTAAGTCAACGTTAGCACGTTGGACATACATCTGATTGCTTAGGCCTAATGCACTATAGGCTGCTAGTAAACCGTATTCGTTTGTTTCTGCACCGTTGATTGGATTACCATTGGCATCTTTTTCAAACATTGGTGTACCAAACAGATTAACTAAATCGCGTTGGCTAGTAACCGTAATAAGTTGATCAGCATTAGGAATAGTAGTTCCTGTAGCAACAGTGTTGCTAGGTGTCATCTTATCCTGTGCTGTAGCAAGCAAGACGTAAGCTACTGAACCTGCTTGGGTTGGTGCGTATTGACTTTGGTCGATGACCGTTACCTGCACTCCTGGTGAAACTAATGATGTTGCCATAGTAATATATCCTCTAAATAGATTGCTTTCATATATTTATAAGTATCTGGCGGATTTTGGTGAGTTAGACCGCCCTTTTAAAGGATCGCATAAATAGGTGTATGCAATGGCGATTATTATGCACAGTTTGCGGTAAAAAACCCTGTGCGGTCAACTATAAACGTGGAGATAAAACCTACTATAGGACTCGCTGTGACACCTGCATACGCAAGAAAAAACAGCTACCTGCGCAAAAACCTCGCTGGATGTTAGAGGGCTACAAGAAAAAGTTACAGTGCGAAAAATGCGGATTCAAAGCCAAGTATCAGTCTCAGCTGTTTGTCTATCATGTAGACGGTGATTTGACCAATACCAAACAGCACAATTTAAAAACTATTTGTGCTAATTGCCAGATTGAGATCGCTCGAGATGGGCTAGGGTGGCGTCAGGGTGACCTAGTGCCTGATTTTTAAGCAACTGCTCCAATTGACTGTATAGTTCGTCCATACTGCCATTATTATCTAACACAGCATCAAAACTACTGCCTACCCAAGCAGTTTCACTAGCATGTATATTGTATTCAGCTAGTTTGATTTTAGCAGAGTCTGATCCTGTATTGGCCTGTACCGCAACACCATACCACTCAGGTTCAGCACCGCGATGCACACGGATGACTTGCCCACCCAAGCGTTTAATAATGCTGATTTCGTTAACGAACCGACAGTCTGTGATGACGATATCATCGGTGCTGTTGCGTAGGCGATTTTCTAAGCTGGCTACCCACATCTGATCATGGAATGCTTTACGCACTACTTCTGTGCCAAAGTATTGTAGGACCCATCGCGGAGTAAGATTAGGCATGTTCAAACGTTCTGCCCACCAAGGATCTACCTGTTCTCGCCATTCACGGGCTTGCTTGGTACGCCCTTCTAATAGTGTGCGGTCCCAATCAAATACTGCGGCCACAGCATCTTTAAGGCTGTTGGCGAAACTTTCACGGCGGAATCCATGAATATTAACTAGATAGTCAGCAACTGTATCTTTGCCTGACCCAATAAACCCACAAATTGCGATAATTTTAGCCATTAAAAAACTCCCTATACAAATTATATTATACGGGAGTTTTTATTAAAAGTCTAGAATTTTTAACCAGTTACCCAAGTCAAAGGCATACTACCATCTACATAACGTTTGATCTCATCATCTAAGCGTTCGAGCAGTTCCTTACCTTCTTGTTTGAGTGCAGTACCATTTAAAGCTGTACCACCTTGTGGACCTGCGATGCTGTTGAATTTTTCACGTGCCTGGCCGATTGACATGGAAACTAGTGCTAGTGCGTAGTCCTGTATCCATGGGAATGTCATATTATCGTTTAACAACATGATGTCTGGTTTATAGTTGTCAATCCAAAGTAGGATTGATTCATAGTGTCCGTTACCATCTTCATTCTTGCCAGTGTAACCAGCATAACCAAATGGCATTTTACGCACGATAGTCAGTTTCTTAGTAACTTTGTTCCATGTAAAGTTCATGTAGCCACCAAACATGGTCATTGCTAGTTTTTGATAGTCTACAAATAGTTCGTAGTTAGTTAACCCGCCAACACGTCCTGCTACTAACATATAAGTGTTTAGGTAACCTGAGCTGAATGGTTCAAACTGGCTGGCTGTTGTTCCTGACACTGAACCAATACCACGGCGGAATATCTGTCTGACGTTCATGATACTGTTAGGTAAGATGTATTCTTGTGTCTCTGGAGCAAGATTTAGGAACGCATAGCTTTCTTCTACACTGTTGCTACTGCGTTGTCTATAACGGATCAATGCTTGATTAATGCCCATCTCATAGTGTTCTTTGTCAGCTTCTACGTCTACGATCTGATCGCCTAGACGTAAGCGGATATAGTCAATGATTTCAGCACGCTTGCTGGCTACTGTATCTAGCTGTGCCTGTAGGTTAGCATCAAAGGCAATGTGTCCCGCACCTGTGCCTGTGTTAGCATTATACAAGTTGTCTGTATATATGCTAAGGTTAGGTGTTAGATTATTAGACGTTGAGCTGATATTACCAGGTAAATCTGGTACTGCTTCGTATTGTGCGCCAATCTGTGTCATTTAGTTATCCTGTTGCTGTTCATGTATTTATGCTCAACAACGGGATAACAAATGAACTCACGCTACCTTGAGGAGGATGGTTTCTGCGTTGATACGTCCGTTTAGTTTGATATCAGTAGACTTGATATTTTCAATAAACTTACGTAGATCAACTTTGCTGCTTGCTAGAAATTGTTTGAGTTGCTCTTCTGGTTTTCTAAGTGTTTTTTGTATGCTCTTGTTAGCATCATAGCCTGTGATAGTAGTGCCTTTGATACCCAATACACCGCCCATGGCCTCTGCTACATACTTACCAATCTTGCGATTTTTGACATTGTAAACCCATAGCACTTCAGCACCAACGATATCTACTGGATTGATCGAAACAATCTTCAGTGCTGTGTCTTGTTTGAGATATTTTAAGTTCTTGACTAGTTTTTCTTTTTGTGGTGGTTTGCGAACTGCGGCTTTCTTAGTAGCTTTCTTAGTCTGATTGTAAGCGGCCAAGTCTTGGAATAGTTTTTCATAGAATGATTCACAGCGTTTGTAGTCTGCGGCTTTATAATGGCTGTAGCCTTCTTTTAATTGCTCGTCTAGTCCAGCACGTGCTTCTTTAAGTTCAGCATAGCGTGGTTCAAATACTGCTGATATCTTACTGATCAATGCCTGTGGCACAGTATTTTTAACTAGATATTCATAGGCTTTAGGATCCACTGTTTCGCCAGCGAACAATCCATCTTCTAAGATTTCAAAGTATAAGATATGTTTCTTGGCTACTTCGTTCATGCGATCTTGGATAGTTGGCTGTTGGACTACAGTTTTTGTTTCTTTCTTTTCTACAGTTTCTTCATCATCTGATTTTAATAGCAGAACACGTTGGACAGCATCAAGGATATATTCTACATGACGATCACGCAAGGGCATGCCGCGTTCATTGGCTTTAACTAGTGCGCAAACGGTGAATGGAGTTAGAGCGTCGGCCGAGCGTTGATAACGATCGATAGTGGCTTTGTCTAATTTATGTAATCCTGCTTCACCTTCATGTTGGCGCAACCATTGGACAACATATTTCTTTAGATCCTTAGGGCCGTAATAGTAATTGTAGTAGGCAAAACTTTTACGTAGATGGTGGTCAAATTCTTCATCAGAAAAAGACAGAGCGCGATCATAGTCCCATGTAGGTTCACTACCTGTGTATTTTTCATCGCTGAAGTTAATATTTGTAACTTTAGCTTTCTTTTTCATTCCATCGATTTTAATCGCCATACCAGTTCCTTAGTTAGTAGTTTTATTATACAGGATTTTATTCTGTTGTCAACTAGTCAGGTTGCCCATCATCTTCTGAAATACGAACTACTTTAATTTCTTTTTCTAGCTCACGTTTGACTTGTTTATAGGCCGCACGTTCCATGCTGTCTAGATCGTCCCAATTTTCTTCCATGCTGTTTAGCGCACCAAACAAATTGCTTTGTCCGTAAGCTTCTCCGGCAAACTGGACGATACTATAGGCTTCTTCTATTTCCATATATACAGGTGTTCCCATATCATTTCTCCAATTTAAACTTATTGAGATATTTATTCGCTAGTGTCAAATCTACTACTGGTTCAACTGTGTCTAACAGCATGACATGCCTAGCCAATTCAAGTATCTTCTGGGCATGATATAAGCGTTGATACTTGCTTTCTAGCTTATGTGGGTAGGTAAACCTGTAGTTCCATTGGTAGTTCATTTTACTTCCTCTGCCGGAGTTATCGCTGATTTAAAATCATTGTCCCATGGTTCCGATGGTATAAAAGGTTGGGGGGTATTGATTATTTCTTCCACTGTCCTTTTACCATAGACTACTTGTTTCGGTATGCTTATCGATTTATCAATAGTATATAAAAAATAAACCAAAGCCAATAGTGCCAAGACACTTGGAATAATCCTTAGGGTTTTTAGCTTTTCTAATTCGTTTAACATGTTAGTATTATACTACCTTTCGGCCAAAAAGTCAACCATTTAATAGCACACCAAAAGTTAAGTATTGTTCATAATGAGCTATTTCTTGGTTAATTTGCTCCAATAATTCCTTGTGTTTTTGGGTTTGACGCCCTTGCCTGCGGCAGTTGATTTCTTCTTCTGATAGCTTTTTAACCATGTGTCCGATGGCATTGCTCATTTTCAGCATATCACCGGTGTAGGTTTTCATCTTATGTGCTGGTGCTTCTAGTGCTATCTGCACCTTAGCCCAATCTAAACTTTGAGTAATTTCAGCCATAAAACAGTATAACACATTTTGATTGGTTTGTCAATGTCGATAAATACTAGATAACAGGATTCATTGATGCCAAGACTTTCTCTTTATAAACCAACCAAAGGTAATGATGATGCGTTTATTGGTAGACGCATGAGCGAAATGTTCACCGTAGGTGGTGTTGACGTTAATATCCACTTGTATCTGGGTCCTTTGAATCAGCCAAATACCAGTGCTACTACTCCTGGCAATACCAGCCCACTCAGCAGTGGTATTACAGGCATACAAGATCTACTGTTCTTAGAAAACCGTGATCGCAAGTATGACACTTCAGTTTATGTCATGCGAACTATCTATCGCATCAATGACAGCGACTTTGATCTATCACAATTTGGCCTGTTCCTGACTGGGGATACCTTGTTTGCTGTGTTCCATTATCAAGACATGGTAACTACTCTAGGACGTAAGTTAATGGTAGGTGACGTATTAGAAATGCCTAACTTGGTTGACTATTACCCTTTAGATGAAAGTCTTCCTGTATCACTCAAACGTTTTTATACCATACAAGATGCTACACGTTCAGCCGAAGGCTTCGCTCCAACTTATTGGCCACATCTATGGCGTGTTAAACTACAACCACTAGTAGACAGCCAAGAATACGCAGACATTATAAATCATATCAAAGCTGGCACCAACACAGACAAGACCCTGGGTCAAGTGCTCAGCACTTATCAGAAATACATTGACATCAATGATGCTATCGTGCAACGTGCAGAGCAAGATGTTCCTAAATCAGGATATGATACTAGCTCTATATACACTGTACCAGTCAACCCAGATGGTACTCCGGGTGATCCGGCTGGTAAAGACACCACTGATGTTCTCAATGATGCCAGTGACGTAGTTGACGACACTAGCAGTGCTACACTGAATCCCGATGCCAAGGTAGAAGGATACTTGACTGGGGACGGCATACCGCCAAATGGTACTACAGTGGCCGCTGGCATTTACTTCCCTGCAAGTCCAATGCTGGGAGATTATTTCTTGAGATTAGATTACTTACCCAATCGTCTATTCCGATTTGATGGCAAACGCTGGGTCAAGATCGAAGATTCAGTGAGAACTAACCTAACTCCAAACGCAAACAATAATACCACACTGCGTAACAGCTTTGTCAATGATCGTGAGAATTTCTATGAAAATCCTGTAGGCTGGGACGCGATTCTTGTCAGCAACACCTATGTGCCTAATGCTAATGTTATAACTTCATCATTTACTATCAGCACAGGTAATGTCATTACTAAATTAGGTTATGTCAGCACATACGGGCTCCAAGTTTCTATCAATGGTCTGACGATTTCTAACAATCTTGATAATATCGCAATTTCTAACGTTACAGGCAATGTTGGATTTACCATCCAAAGTAATCTATATACCTATGGCGATTTAATCGAATACACAGTATACAGCAGAGTGGCACCACAAAAACAAAGTCTCAGTCAAGCACTAAGACCATCAGCGGATAACGAATAATGACAGCATCTTATGATTATTTCTATGACGGACAGATAGAACGCTTCCTGGCACAGTTTATTCGCATAGTGTCAGGATTCCAAGTTAAATTTGGCCAGCCGGGTGCTAATGGCACCGCTTATCAAAGAGTTCCAGTATACTGGGGTGACGGCAGCCGACAAGTAGCTAGTATCATCACCCAAAATGCTGCACCTAACATCATGAACGCTGTGCCAGCTATGACTGTGTATATCAGCAATCTAACCTATGACAGAGATCGTGTGCAAGATCCTAGCTTCGTTGGTACCATGAACATACGCGAAAAATACTATAATCAAGACACACAAGAGTATGAGAATCGACAAGGTAATGCCTTTACTATCGAACGCAGCATGCCTGTTCCTTTTACCATAGAATTAAAATTAGATATCTGGACCTCAAACACCTTACAAAAATTACAGTTGTTAGAACAGTTAATAGTCTTGTTCAACCCAGCTATGGAAATACAGTCAACTGACAATTACATTGATTGGACCAGCCTTAGCGTAGTATATTTAGATAGTCCCAGCTGGACCAGTCGCAGTGTGCCAATTGGTACTGACAATCCTGTCGATGTCGCTACCTTGACATTTAAACTTCCGGTATGGATCACTCCTCCGGCTAAAGTTAAAAAACTTGGTGTCATACAGAAAATCATCACCAACATATACAACAGTGAAGGTGATCTCAATGCTGCTATCTATGACACTGCTAATCAATTAGGCAATAGACAATACTACACTCCGTTGATGTATGGAACACTGTTGATTGGTAATACACTGACCTTGTTGAAATATCAAGATGTGGAAGATCCGCGCGACATTGGTGGGGAAGATATATTAGATTCTCCAACAAAAGTTGGTACCGCAGATAATTGGGCCAATCTCGTTAATATCTATGGTCAACTGACCAATGGCACTAGTCAAGTCAGATTACTACAACCAGACGGAATTAGCGAAGTTATCGGAACAGTCAGTTATCACCCTACTGATCCTACACTGCTGATCTTTAATGTCAATGTCGATACTATCCCTGGTAACACATTGACTGCAATAAATGCCATCATCGATCCAACAAAGGATTCAGTTATAAGTCTGGTGCAGTCTGCTGTGGCAGGCACACGTTTCTTAATACTAAAACCAATTGGCAGTGCCAGTGATCCTGCTATCGATAATCCAGCACTTTGGTTAGGCAGTGATGGTATTCCGCTGGTAGCCAATGCCAATGACATCATACAATACAGTGGTTCACATTGGTTTGTGTCATTTGACAGCACTACTGATACTGCGCTACAATATGTAAGTAATCTAACGACCGGAACTCAATATAAATGGAATCTCAATCAGTGGGTAAAAAGCTACGAG